ATATTTAAAACTCCAATATTCATCTTCAAATACAACTCTGTTATGTTGTTCTTCGTAAACTGGTCGGTTGCCAATATACTTTCCATCTCTAAATTGTGACTTGTCCTCCCAATAAGTTAAAGTGTGATTGCGTCTGCTTGCTGAATATTTCTTAGTGCAATACCAACAGCTTCTTTTAGGTGCAGTTTCTTTTTTCATTTGTTTAGCCTTTCTCAAATTCTGTGTTCATATCTTCAATATCAAAGCTTGTTGACCTAACTAAATTATAAATAGCTTCTTTTAATTTACTATCGCTAGGTTCATGGTCGTTAGGTAAATCAAGCTGATCCAGTGTAGTTGTAAAAGTAAAACTTACATCAAGATCACTCATTAAAAAATCAACGTGTATATCTCCAGTTATCATTTGTTTAGCCTTTCTAATCTGCGTTTAATTCAGATTGTGTTTTATAATATAATCCGTTGACCGCGCCCCATTCACAGTCTTCACAAACGGAAATAGGTTTAAATGTTTTGGGGTGTTCTGACCTATAAAGATGGTCAGTTTTAACCTTGCAATAATCACAAGTTAAATTCATTGTTCTAGCCTTTCTTTTTTCTCAGCGTCATACTGTTCTTCAATTAATCTGTAATCTGAAATTGTGCCTCGGTTCCAATTAAAAGATGTGCGCCCCTCTCCATCAGTAACTTTACCAGTAAAGTTTTGTGAAGTTTCGACATAGTGTTCTGCTCTAGAACAACCAGTTTTGAATTGTACTTGGGCATCCTCTGCAAAAGACAGCAGACTATTGAACTTGTAAGCATACTTCAAAAGGTTTGCTTTCTGGCCTTTGCTATCTCTTACAATCTGACCGCTAACTTTTAAAACATCTATTCCCATTATTTTAGCCTTTCATTGTTTTGTTATCAGTAAAATCTACAAACTTACCAAAGTAGATAACTCTTAATTCTTCCTGTTTAGCAAAATTCAAAGCATCATTAAGTGATGTAAAATCATAACTAAATCCTTGTGGTTCGTTTGGTGGGTTATCAAACAAACGATAGTCGTTTTTACCGTCAGTCCATAAATACCAATTTATTTTTTTGTCGCTATTCATTTTTATTTAGCCTTTCATAATTAAAATTATATTTATTAAATCAACGATTGCAAATCCCATAAATAGCGCGGCAAAGATGCCAGTTAATAAAAGTGAACTTGTAAACGTGTACCAAATTATCTCGCGTGTAGTCATTGTTCTAGCCTTTCAACATTTGGTTTTAGAAGTAATGATTTTATATGATCCATAACCTCATTAGAGTTTTTATAAACTGTGCTATTCTTGCGCCCATCAACATATAACTGGTATTTATACTTGCTATTTTTACCTTTCGGTCTTTCCTTAAATTCAAGTATTTTAGTTGTAGTTTCTCCGTTAAAATGAACTTGTGTAAACTTTAGCTTTTCGCATCCTGTCCAAATTGTCATTGTACAGACTCCTCTACCCAAGGGTCAGTATATTTGGTATCTGCACCGTAAAGACCGTCAAAGCTTCGGTTGCACATTTCTTCCCAAGCTTCGCCTTCATCATTAGCCTCAATGATATGAAAAGGATTAGTAAAATCAGTAGCCTTACGTCTATTTGTTCTGTGTACAATCCATGTAGTCATAATATTGCCCTCGCAGTGTAAGCATCAACGCAGTTTAAAAAATGGCTGTTAGTAGCCTTTGAACTGCCTTGCCAGTGAGCAACCCAGATTGAACGATCATTTAAAAAACCTACAAAGCGACAGCGCTTGCCTTCACTGCCACAGCGCAACCATTGACCGCGCTGTAACTTGATTTGACCGTTTCTAATAGCATTGTGAATGCTTGGTTTCCAAATATTTAATGTCGGTAAATATCTCATTATCTTAGCCTTTCTGTTTTAATGCTTTAAGGGTTGCCTTTGCACTCATGCAAATACCGAAAAGGTAGTTTTCCCAAGCGCCCATTTTCCACATAGTATAATAATAATCTGCATCAGATATTAATTCTGGAATATCAGGATCATCTTCTTTTATCCAATAATGGGTTTTAGTTTCTTTAATAATTACGGGGCTTTCTAAATCTCTTTCTTTGTGGTCGTCATAAAATCCCTGTGGTATTTTTATTAAGTTTGTCATTTTCTTAGCCTTTCGGAATTAGAGTGTAAGGGTCAAATATTTCGTTTATATATTCTTGAACAACTAAGCGAGGTTGCACATCGCCGAAATATTGATTGATGTGTTTAGTTGTTGTAGGGCTGTACTTTGTAGTCGTTCTAAAAGCGCCTTGAGCATCAAAACCCGCAACTGGTGTTTCATAAGAGAATAAAACTTTTACATCGCAGTTATCATATTCCATTTTAAAAGTTAATTCTGTGACGTTTGATTTTATATTTTTAAGTTTCATTTTTTTAGCCTTTCTTTGATTCGTATTTTTAGTTTATCAATATTATCTGATATTACAATAATATTATAAACTAGCCTCGTTAAAGGCTAGTCTGATAATGTTATTGCGCTTCATCAGCTTCATCATGGAGTCGATTGATTATAGCACTCAGGGCGGCTCCTAAATGCCGCCTATCGCAGTTTAAAACTACGTCATGCACTTCATGCTGATTTAAATCACTTGCGCTTGTAGCGCTTCTAGACAGCGCGTGACCTTCAGCCTTTCCAATCTCTTTGGCTTTGTCTATTTCTGACATAGCGGTATTGATAAAAGATTGCCCTAGCTTGTTTAAAAATTTTATTAGGTTTGGTTTATCAGTAGGGACATTTATAATTTGAGCCTTTATCTTTTTAGCCTCAATCTGAGTGCCTACCCATTGACCTTGCATATTTGCATATAATCTCATTGGTTTAGCCTTTCTTTGTTTGATGGTCTTATAATAACTACTGAACTTTGCGTCTCAAAATCTCCGTTTCTTTTAAAGATTGAGACAGATTGCAAAACTTCCTCATTCTGTAGTTTTTCGCTGTATTCGATAGCCTTCTTTTTAGAATTAAATCTTTTTGTGTGGCTGTCATATTCAGAATGACAGGCTACCGTCCACCATTTGCCGTTGTGGAATTGTATATTTAAATCTGACATTGTTTAGCCTTTCTTTGTTTTGTTATCCTGTATCAATACAGGGCAAGACAGCGCCTTAAAGCGCTGTCTATGCGCTATATTAATTTTTAAGCTTTCTCAGGTCTTCAATATAAATTTCTATCCATACCTTATTGGCAACTCTATTAAATAACGGGTCTTTGTTGTGTCTGTTCTGTAGTGCCTTTCTTAGTAAGTGTTTCTTATGGTCAATCATTGTCTTATATTTCTTATAGTTTTTGTAAGCGCTGTTAAGCGTATCACCTGAAAATATTCTATTATAATATCCCATTATTTTAGCCTTTCTGGATGTGCGTAGTTGTAAGGTATTGAATGATGTTCTTTGCCGTCATCTATTGCCACATAAGAATACATAAAGGCATCATTCTTTAATTCTTCAAAACTTGAATAATTACTTACCCAAACGTCTAGCATATATTCTAAAGCTTTTTGTTGTGCTTGCTCATAATTAGAGCAATCAGGAATGATTGTGAAATTTAATGCTTTGCTTGAATCCAAAGTTTCTTTCCATACCCAAGCAAATTTGTAGTCAGGTGATTTTCTCATTTCTTTAGCCTTTCTTGAGTTAGTGTAGCGCCTGTTAAGACGCTACTTTTAGATTTTCTGTTTCTGATTGCTCAGCAGTTTCTAGAATGAATGTAGCGGCCTTATCAGCGGCGCTAGCGGCTTTCTGGATAGCATCGGGATTATCTTTTAGGCACTTAATCCAGCCGTTTAAATACTTAGCATGATCAGCGCGAGGTTCAGCGTCAACTTTAGTAAGACCTGATAAAATAGCGCTTGTTAATTCTGCAATCAATTCTTCAAAAGCGTAGCCATCTGAGCCAAAGCGCGTTCCAAATTTACGGTCAATTCTATGCTTAGCGCCTGTCCAGTGGCCTAACTCATGAAACAGCGTGCCGTAGTAGCCTGAAGCATTACTAAACTGCTCTTTGCTTGGCATATTAATAGTGTCGTTTGAGGGTCTGTAGTAAGCGCTGTTAGCGTCTTCATTTACAAAGTTAGCACCTGACAATTCTGCAAGGTTTTCAGCATCTAAAATGTCTGACCAATCTTGGGTCAAATCTTGATCATCATCAAGAAAATCACCTTTCCAATTCTCGACATATTGAGAGTTGAAAACAGTGAATACTTTCCAAGTTGGGAACGTCTTTTCTTCGTCTGTCTTTTTATCTTTGTATTTTACTATTTGAAAAAATACGACATTGATACCTTTACCTTTAGCGTCTTTCAATCGGTAGCCTAAACTTTGCCATTGTTTGAAAGTACCAAAGACAGGGGAAGTATAACCGCGCTTTAGCATATACATTGCTAAATTTATGCGATTGATACCGTTATAATGGCGCTTCTTAGCGCTTAATGGCTGGCCTTTAGCGATTATGTCGCGCCATGGTTTAGTCCAGTTTGAGCCGTGTTCCTGCATCATTTCAATACAGCTACTTGTGATTTCTGTCATTACTTGAGTTGTTCGTTTATCCATGATTTTAGCCTTTCTTTGATTCGTTATATATATATTTAAACAGTATTTTTAATATCAGGTCAAATGCTTTTAATATTATAGAGATATTATAGCAATATTGCTCAATATTAGCAAAACGAGATTTTATGACCTGAGCATTGCAAAAGGCCTTTCGCTTCTCAGTGAGCTTCTTAGAGCTTCTCATGGCGTAGTGCCTGTTTAGTATACAAATGTTTTCAGTTGTTTAGCATTGTTTGGTTTTTGTCAAAAATCGCGCAAACCAGACGCAAAGCACAAGGTCGCGCACAGGCACGCGCGAATAAAACAATGCGATACAAAGCGCAACCTATTGTTCAACATTGTTTAATATTGGTTAAACTTAGAACAATGCCCCATGTTTGACTCTGGTTGTACTGTTTTTAACTAACTGCAAACAATGAGATGCAACGGTATACAAAAATTAGCCCCCCCCTATCCAGCCCCCTCCCCCCCTACTGTCTATATTACATTCCCACACACAAAAATTTATGTTATACAGTTTTTGGGTGTTGTTTAATAAAATCTAACCTCCCTGAGTTTTATTATGCTTTCTCGCAACACCCACCCCCACTACTAAAACTAATATTAGTAGCTTTTAGTAATATTAGTAATTATACTTTTTCGTACAAATACTAAGACTACTAATACTAATAATTACTTTAGTATATTAGTATTAGTAGTTGCAGTACGCAGCGAATTAATAATATGAGGAAAGCATGGCAGGCAGACCAAAATTCAGAAAAGCTATTGCAGAGCTAGATAAGCGTGGTGGAGTTGAGACTTTGCAGCAGGAATTACTTGCTGGAAAAACGATACCTATGATTGCAAAAGAGCTTGGGTTAGATCGTGGTTATTTTAGGCGTAACATTGTGAAGCATGAGAAGTATGGCAACGCTATACGCGAGATAGAGCATCAAGTTGCCGATGCTCACGCTGATGCAGCATTTGATATGTTGAACGATATTAAGGAAAGACGCGAGACTGAGGTTGATGAGGCGTTAAACGGTAAGAATAGTCGTGACATTAGTGAGGCAAATGTTAATCAGGTTGATATTGGCATTGCAAAAGGTTTAGCGCAGCAACATAATTTTATAGCTTCATCTTTAAATAAAAATCGGTATGGTAGTGGCAGCCAGCAAAACATCCAAATTAACATTGGAGATTTGCATTTAGACGCGCTGCGTAAGATGAAGGTTGTAGACCATGAATGATTTGTCTCGCAATACGATGATTGAGTTTACCCAGCGCTACGCTAGGAAGCCGACATTGTTTGTGAGAGAGGTGCTTGGTGTAGAGCCGTTAGATTATCAGGCTGAGTTTCTTGAGGCTATAGCTTCTGGTGAAAGGAAAATTTCAATTCGCTCTGGACACGGCACTGGCAAGAGTACAGCGGCATCTTGGGCTATGCTGTGGTATTTCTTGATGCACTACCCGAATAAGGTTGTTGTGACTGCTCCAACTTCTAGTCAGTTATTTGATGCTTTATTTGCAGAAATGAAACGCTGGATAAATGAGTTACCTGATGCGTTTAAGGAAGTGTTAAACGTGAAGTCTGATCGTGTTGAACATACGGCTGCGCCTAGTGAGATGTTTATTTCGGCGAGAACCTCAAGAGCAGAAACGCCAGAAGCGCTGGCTGGGGTACACTCAGAACACGTTATGTTGATTGTAGACGAGGCTAGTGGTGTGCCAGAGCAAGTATTTGAAGCTGCTGCTGGTTCTATGTCTGGTCATAATGCGACCACGATTATGTTAAGTAACCCTACTAGGTCTAGCGGCACGTTCTTTGAGAGCCAAAACAGGCTTGCAGATAGCTGGTGGACAAGGCGATGGTCGTGCATTGACAGCCCTTTGGTAAGTGATGAGTTTATCGAAGAGATGAAGCTGCGCTATGGTGAAGACAGTAATGCCTTTAGAATCAGAGTGTTAGGCGAGTTTCCTCAAGCAGATGACGATACAATTATACCGTATCACTTGGTTGAAAACGCGATACATCGTGATGTTGAGGGTGATGATGACTTGCCGAGTGTCTGGGGTTTGGACGTTAGTAGGTTTGGTAATGATAAAACTG